CACCTGGGCGGAGGTGATGGCGCATGCGCGGCGGGCTCGGATTGGCGAGCACACGGCGCGGAAGATCATCTGCCGGCAGGACAGCCCGGCCAGAATCCTCTTGCCAACCATGACGGCTTACCGCTATGATGAGGCCGTTGTGCTGCGGGAGTTTGGGCTGCTTTGATCCATTCCTGCCCGCACGGCCATGCTCACTTCCGACTTCGAAACCGGCGAAACCTACGTCGTCGCCTCCGATGAAACGCTCGATCCTACCTGGGTGATCGACGAGATGACGCTCTCGCTCACCGATCTGGGGCCGTGGATTCAGGACATGCAGGACCATGAGCGCACCGCGCTGGCTGTTTGGGCCGGGCAGACGCAGGATGGTCGCAAGCATGCCGCGAACTACGGCAAGAAGGTGTTTCCCTTCGAAGGCTCCGCCGATTCCCGCGTGCATCTGGCAGGCGAGGCCATCGACCAGCTCACGATGCTGGAAATGCTCGCCATCGAAAGCGCCAAGGTGCAGGTCATCGCCATGGAGGCCAGCGATGCGGCCGCGTCCAAGAAGGTCGAGACGCTGATGAAATACGAGACGCGGCAGCGCCTGCGTGCCGAGCTGTGGCGCGAGCGCAATTTCGCCCGGCAGATCAAGCACACCTGGGGGCATGCCGTGATGCACGTCGGCTGGGAACAGCGCATGGGCACGGCACAGGTCACGCTCAGCGTCGAGGATCTGGTCCAAGATCACACGCAGGCCAAGCTGGCCGAGGCTCGCCTGCAAGCCGCCGAGGCTGGCATGCAGCCCATCGACGCCGATGGCGAACTGCTCACGCCTGAGCAGCAGCTCGCCATCGCCGATGCTGCCGAGGCCGAGCTGAACGATTTGCTGCGGGCGGAAGATGTCGCGCCCATCGTCGCCATGATTCGCCGCCGTTACCCGCTGCTTTCACCGGTGCGGGCACGGCGGGTGGCGCGTGAACTGCGCACCGAGGACAGCGTGACCTTCACCGCACCCTACCGCAAACCCGGCAAGCCCTGTGTCCGCGCCTACCTGCCCGGCATCGACGTGTTTTACCCGCACTGGTGCGGCCAGGTAGACCGCGCCCCGTGGGTGGCGCACGTCGAGCAATACACCGAGCCTGAGATCAAAGCCAAGATCAAGACTGATGGCTGGAACGAGGAGGCTATCAACGCGCTTATTAAGATGGGGCCGAAGCCCGTCGTCGATACCTCCGCCGTGCTCAATACCACCGCCGCCAGTGTCGAGCGCATCCTGAACGAGCCTGCCCGCGACACCTTCACCGCCCGCTATCGCAATCGCGAACAGACGTGGTATGAGGTGCTGCGCATCACCGTTCAGACCGTCGATGAGGAAGGCTATCCTGCCGTGCAGGAACTCATTTTGCATCCGTCGCTGGTTGGTAAAGATCGCCGCAAAGCGGACAACGAACTCGTATTCGTCAACCGCCTGCTGGATTACTACTTTGACGGCGGCTGCTATGTCGATCTGCGCCGCGAATACAAGGCACGTCCGCTGTTTGAGAGCCGCGGCGTGCCGGAGATGGTCGGCACGCACCAATACCTGCTCAAGAGCACGCGGGATGCGAGCATGGACCGCACGAGTTTTGCCACCATGCCGATCGTCAAAGTGACGGGCCGCCGTGCCGGCAGTGGTGCCCGCTGGGACTACGAGCCCGGCACGAAGTTGCCCGTCGAGTCCGGCGGCGATGCCGATTACATGCGCCCGCCGCCCTTGGATCAAGGCACCATCCTCGATGCCAACGAGATCCGCAAGGACGTGGCCAATCTGCTCGGCCTGCATCACCGCGAGATCGACGTGGCCAAGGTGCAGATGCACCAGCAATGGATCGTCGCCGGTGCGCTCATGGAAGAACGCGAGATCCTGCGCCGCATCCTCGCGCTGGATCAGCAGTTCATGGACCCGCTCTATGTCAGCCGCGTGCTCGGCAATGGCCCGCAGCCCTTCCAGGTCACCCGCGAGGAGATCGCAGGCAGTTTTGATTTTGTGCTCGAGTTCGACGTAAAGAGCTTGGACATGGAGTATCTGCAAAAGCGATGGAGCGCTCTGAAGGACGCCTTCAGCATCCCCGGTGTCGCCGGGCAGGTGCCCACCGTGCCCGTCGTGTCGTGGCTGCTCAACAACATCGACACCGGCCTGGCCGATCTGGTCACCGGCAGCCTCAGCGAGCGCAATGCCGCCGAGGCTGAAGAGGAGAAAGCCGCCATCGCCATGTTGCTCACCGGCGTCGAGCCCACTGTCACCCAGAGCATGGATGCAGCCACCCGTTTGCAGGTGGATCAAGAGCAGATGCAGAAGAACCCCGCCGTGGCCCAAGCCTATGCCGCCGGTGGTATGTTCACCGAGATGCTCAATCGCCGCATGGCCGCCTTCCAGTTCGCCATCCAGCAGCGCACGGAGAATGCGCAGGTGGGGCGGACGGGGTTCAAGCCGGTGGTGGAATGATGAATGACCAAACCAGAATGAGGAATGCCGAAGATGCCACGCCCATCCAAACGCCTGCTGATCGAAACCTGCATGGAAGCCGGTCCTTTGACCGAAGGCCAGATTGCGGATGCCCTCGAAGCCACGCATGACACGCGGGAGATGCGGGCTGTGATGAGCCTGCTGGAATGCTTCATCGGCGAAGCGCATGCCGAGATGACCGTGCGCAATCAAGAGCCACGCATTCGCGATGAGGCCAGCGGCGCGGCGCGATACTTGAAGGACTTGCGAGCCGACATCATCCGGCTCACGGCACGGAAGAAGCCGGAGGCCAAAGCGGAAAACTAAACCGCAAACGACCTCAAAGCATGGCAAACGGTGGCAAACCAAGGCAAACCGGGAGCGCGTGAGATTGTCGGCAGACAGACAGTGTGATGCAATGGCGGCGTGCGCAGGGCGCACGTCTTATGTTTATCTCCACTCATGCGGTTCTAAACGCACCGGCTGCCAGATCGGCGGCGGGTGATGTCGCCTCCGCAGGCGGCACGGGCTCGAACGCACCCGTAGAAGCTGGCGTTCAGGGCGGTCCTGACGGATCTCCGTTGTCCATTTTTGAGTCACTGGCCGGCCACACGGTTGCCGAGCAGATGGCCGCTTTGGGTGCCGCGGAAGGAGTCAAGACAGAGCCGGTGAAGGCCAAGGCCAAAAGCCAGCCGACACAAGCCGCCGCGATACCGAAGTCTCCACCTGTCACCTCGACAGCCGACGATGAGGACGACGCGGGCACCGATGACGCCGATGAGTCCAACAGCACGGACGGGACCAATCAGGAACGCGATGCGATCCTGCCCGACGATGAGGACGACTCTGCCGAGGTGACCGCCGAGGACGAATCGGATGCTGACGACTCCAGCGACGATGCGGACGACGGGGAAGCAGGCGACAAAAACGACGCTCCCGAGGACACGAAGGAAGCCGCCGCCAAGCTCAAGGCACTGGAGAAGGACAATTTCAAGACGCGGGCCAAAAACCGCGAACTGCGTGAGCAGCTTGAGAAAATCCAAGCCCGTGTGCAGGAGCTGGAAAGCCAGGGCACGACAGCAGGCACGCCGCTCTACGGCATGCCGGAAGGATTCGAGACCGTGAAAACGGAGAAGGATCTGACTCAGCTCGAAGCGCAATGGCAGGCAGCCAAAGAGTGGGCCGAGGATCACGAGCAAGAAGGCTACACCGGCAAAGACGCGCAAGGCAACGAGGTGGAATACACCCCGCAGCAGGTGCGCCAATACCGCCGCCAGGTGGAAAAAGCACTGAAGCAGGCCGACAAAGCCCGCAGCGTGCTGAAGGACCGCCTGGCCAAGGAAGCCGACGCCAAGGCCATCGCCAGCAAGAAGTATCCCTTTGTGCTCGATGCCACCAGCAGCCGCCATGCCCTCGTGAAAGAGATCGAGTCAGAGCATCCCGAGATCAGCCTGAGCCCGCAGCGTGCCCTTCTTCTGGGTCGCCTCGCCGTGGCCAAGCTGCTCGAAAGCGGTGCTTACGAACTCGTGAAGAAAGGCAGCAGCAAACCCGCCGCCGCCAGCGTCGCCAAGAAAGTCGCCCCGCCTGCTCCCCCGCCGCCTGCTCGCCGCCAGGCCTCCCGATCGGACCAGCCATCACCCTTTGCCAGCGTCGCCATGAGCCTCGCGCAAAGCACGGTCGCCAGTCTGAAGGATGCCGCCTGACCTGTGAAGCCCGCACCTTTCGCGGAAAACCTGAACCTCAAACTTCACCTTTTCCAAGATCATGCCCGCCACCTTTGAACGCACCCAAGTGGGACGCCGCGAAGACCTCGCCGACGCCATCTATAACATCGACGCGAAGGACTATCCTTTGCTCTCCTCCATCCCGAAAGGGAAAGCCGCCGTCAAGACCCGCTTTGACTGGCAGGCCGACAGCTACGCCACCCCGAGCACCGACGGCGTTGTCGATGGTGCCGACGTGAGCACCTACGAAGACGCCGCCGAAAATCGCGGCCTGCTTTCCAACTACGTCCAGAAGGTGCGCCGCACCCCGATGGTCACGGAGATGGCGCAGGACGTTTCCGACGTGGCCGGCCTCGCCTCCGAAATGGCTGGCGCCATCGCCAAGAAGACGATTGAGTGCAAACGCGATGTCGAAGCCACCCTTGGCAGCGACAACGAAGCCCAAGCCGACAACGGCACGGTGCCCTACAAGACCCGCGGCCTCGGCAAGTGGGCGCTCAGCACCGCGCAGGCCGTGCTTCCGGTGCCCTCCGCTTTCCGCACGCCCTCCGCCAGCATCGACGCCACCGCTCTCGCCAGTGTGACCCGCGCCGTCGTGAACAACGTCATGAAGAGCCAGTATGCTCAGACCGGCAAACGCGGCACCTACATGCTCGTGTGCGGCACCAGCCTCAAGGCCCGCTTCACCGAGATGGTCGGCTATCAGCCCACCGTCGCCAGCAACACCGCGATCCTGCAAACCAATCGCGGCACCGGCACCAAATGGCAGGACACCATCGAGAGCTTCACGGGTGACTTCGGCACCTACGACCTCGTGCTGTCCAACTGGCTCGGCTTCACCGCCGGTGCGGCCGATGCCCGCCGCGGCTACGCCATCGACCCCTCCATGCTGGAGCTGAAGTTCAACAAGCAGTGGGCCTACAAGGCGCTGCCTGACCTGGACGGTGGCCCGCGTGGCGTGATCAGCGCCATCTTTGGCCTCGCGGTCAAGAACCCGCTCGGCCTCGCGAAGTTCGCGGCCACCGCCGACAGCTAACCCTGACACCGGGGCCGCGTGAAGAGCGCGGCCCCGGATTTCTTCCTCCGCAGATTCATTCTCACCCCCTCTTTTGAAAGGACACTTTTATGGCTGACCAAGCAGTTACCCTCTCCACCGCCACCAGTGCCAGCAATGGCATCAAGATCGCCGTTCTCTCGGCCGAAGTCGCCGCTCAGACCGGCTTCACGCACGCCTTCCGCGTGCCGTTTGACATCCTCAACAACTCCTCGTGGACCACGCAGGGCGATACCGTCACGGTCACGCTCGGCACCACTCCGGCCCGCTATCAGGTGGACCGCGTGGCCGTCAACGTCCCGACGGCCTTCGCCACCACCGGCACGCTAACGCTCAGCGTCGGCACCAGCAGCAACACTGCGCTGGCCCTTGCCGCTGCGAGCTGCAAGAGCGACACGCAGCTCACCGCTGCCGCTGGCTGTGTCACGGCCAACAAGGTCGAAGGCACCAGCGCTGCCACGCTTCAGTGCCGCTTCACTACGCAGGGCAGCACCGGTGCCCCGTCGGACATCACCGCGGGCGTCGCCGAGATCTTCCTGCGGATCATCGACGTGGCCGCGCTGATCTAATGCTTTGCCGTCGATCCTGACGGCAAACCCAAACGCCTCACAGCACAACCTGCTGCGACTCGGATCAAACCGGGCCGCAGCAGGGGCTGGCGATGGCTGCTCGAATCCTCTGCTTCACCTTTCCTGACTCATGTTTGACTCCGAAGAACTCATTGCCGAGCTGCACGCGCAGGGTGGACCCGCGCTGGTGGCCGCTGTCGAGAAGGAGTTTCGCACGGGCTGGGAATTGCAGAAGCATTGGGCCATGCAGAAGGAGCAGAGCCGCAGTGAAGTGGCCCATGCCCGCAGCGCCGCCGTCGATGGCCTCGGCTACATCTCCAGCAGCATCGACTCCAATTCCTATTTCTACTGGCTGAACAAAGGCCGGAACGAACTCGGCTGTCAAAACGTGTGGGCCGAGGATGAGTTTCGCCGCGACTACGCCAAGAAGAACACGCAAACCGTCGTCAAGTATCAAAGCGCCAAGCCCCGCAGCGGCTGGACGCCTGACATGGAAACCAGCCCCGGCGCCGCGCCTGCCATCGTCATCGGGAGCAAGTATGGGATGGGGGTGGCCGCATGATCGGCATCGCTTTCAAAACCCTGCGTGATGGCTGCATTGAAGATGCCGGCCTGCTCGCCGCCCAAGATGCCGCGATGAATGCGCGGTTCACTTCCTACATTAACACCGCCCTCGATTACGCCTACCCGTGGAACCTCGACGGCTGGCCCGAGCTGCGCAAGGCGACCTCTGAAACCGTGACCTCGCAGGTGATCGATCTCGACACCGTGGGCGCAGGCTACTGGGGAGCCTGCCACATCCTTGGCGTGACCAAGGAGCACCCGTGGAAGAGCAGCAATCCCACGCCGCGAGACTACACCGTCACCGGCAGCGGCATCACCGTGCCGGACACCGTGACCGATGCCACGCTCTATGTGGCACACATCGAGGCACCTCCCGTGTTTTCCAGCACCGCCTGGGCCACCAGCACCGCGTATGTCGTCGGTGATGTGCGGCTGGAGAGCAATGATTGTTATTACTGCCTGACCGCTCACACCAGCGGCACCTTTGCCACGGATCTCGCCGCCAGCAAATGGGCCGCCCTCAAGGTGCCCGCCTTCCTCAACATCCCCGTGCGGCAATCCATCGTGCAGGCCTACCTGCGCACCGGAGCCCAGGAGCAAACCAGCCAGAGCATCCAGAGGCTGCTTGATTTTCATCTTTCTCAAATCGCCACCCGGCACACCACCGCCATCCGCTGACCGCCATGCAGACCACCATCGACACCAAAAACTTCCAAGGCGCTGGCGTCCCCAGCAACTTCGCCAAAGCCACCGCCGACGGCACCGTCTTCACGCTCGCCAAGGGCGAAGTCGGCTTCATCCAAAACCTCGACGATGCCGCGCTGGCCGTGAAGCTCGGAGCCTCCGCCAGCACGACCAGCTTCAATGTCATCCTGCAAGCCGGATCGGCTGCCGATGACGGCAAGGGCGGCTTCATCTATATCACTGATTACGTCGGCGCTGTCAGCGTCGCCGCCATGAGCGGCACCGCTTCTTACATCGCCTGGAAACGCGTTCTCGCCTAAGCCCATGACGCACCTGCCTCGCAGCCCCTCGCAGCTTGTGAACCCGCTGGCCCGCCAGCGGTTCATCGGTTACGGGACGGCACCGGGCGGCGCGTCCTTCGTCGGGGCGCTGGATGCTTACACCACCAATCTCGTGGCGTTGTATTCGCCCTTCAAGCGGCTGCTGAGCAGCTACATGGGAAATGGGATTCGCGTGCGGCGGAGCAGTGATAGCACGTTGCAGTGGATCGGGTTCAATGCGGATGGCTCGTTTGATGAAACGAGTTATCTGGCGTTCATCGGTGCGGGCAATGGCTTTGCGCATACGGTGGCGGATCAAAGTGGGGCGGGGCGGAATGTCAGTCAAAGCACCACCGCTGCCCAGCCGCAGATCGCCAAAGATGCCAATGGGGATTATTATCTTTATGCGCCGGGTGCAGGATTCACGACGACTTCCATGCCTGTCACAGGCCTGAGTATTGCTTGCACAGATTTTACCTTGTGGACTGTTTGCAGTTCTTCGGGCTATGCCTTTGTGCCGCTCATGACACGAGACGATGGTCTGCTAAAAGAGCGACAAATTCTCAATTACGGCAGCTCGATTACAGCGGCAATTTATGATAATGCTGTTGGCACCGAGCCATCCATCGGCAGCACCAATACCAATGTGTATTCGGTCATTGTGGCCGCGGGCAGTGGCGGTAATAAAATCAGCAACCGCCTGACCACTACCACTGGCACGCGTGTGGTCAATAGCTGCACGATCAACCGCATTGGCATTGGTTACAATGCAGGTGGCCCTTTTTGGTCGCAGAACTCGCGTTTTTATATCGGTGCCGTCTGGTCCGAGGACAAAGGGCCTGGCGCTGACTTTGCCGCACTGGCCACGCTTGGCCGCACTCTCATCCCCGCTGCTCAATGACGCATTACGTTCCAGCCTCTACTGAAACCAACGCGCTGGTGTTGAGCGATGCGCTGTTTGCCCTCGCCGTGCCACGTCATCTGCAACCTACCGAT